CCTGCGTGTCATTAAAAACGCCGTTTGCTTTAGCACCAAAATGATAAGGTGTATAAATCCCACCATCAAAAAGTCCTTTCGCCTGCAACCCGTTACTAAGTGCGATGAAAGTTCCGCCATCTATGGTTCCAGTTCCGGCAGTAACAATTTCATAACGGTTTCCACCTTTTGGAGTCGTTGTATTTCCAATAAATGTATTATAATAGCTCAAGGTTTCAACAATCTGACCAGCATATAATGAGGTATCGGAAACCATATCAGCCACACTGTTAAAAGATCTTGTATTTTCTTTCCACAAAGACCAATTTAAATCAGTATGTGGGGTTGTAGACATTAAAATGGGGGTAGAAACAGTAGCTGTTTTAGAAAACCACCAAGTAGTAATTCCTGTAGGTTCTACAAAAGCTCTTAGTTGGTTATAAATAGTTTCATATTCTCCTACAGACCAAGATTTCGGAGGCAAGAAAAATAAACTATCGGTATAAGCCTTACGGACAGAAGGAATTTTAGAACTATCTTCTACTGTGATTTCTGTTGTTGAATCACCATTTAAAATTGTATGTAATTGATTTGAGGCTGCTATGGTTAATTCTACAGATTCTGTATACGTATCAGCAGGAAATGTCAAGATTAAACTCCTATATAGGAAATTCCTATTATAAATATAGATAATAATTGTAAAGTCTTTTTATTTGTTTTATAATTAACTAAACAAAGTAATGTTTCAAAATAAATTCTATTTGTCGTAAAAATAAATAATGAGGTCAAAGAAGGGAAGATGGTAGGATATAGAAGTACAAAAAGATTGATAAGATTCAAAATTGTAATCAAGGATAAGATTACTCTATATCTGATATCTTTTATTAACCACATTGTAAAAAGAAAAAGTAAAGATTGTGTTATATAATTATAAACAAGAAATAACTGAGCATCTTGTAAGAAAAACTGTGGTGTTGGTATAATTAAATAAATCCCAAACAACCACCACAATAGTCTATTCTTTTCGTCGTATATTATGTTAAGCAAACATATTAATAGATAACATAAGATTGGAAATTCAATCAAATCTTATCTTCTTCACATATACAATCTTTATCTTGTTTAGCTTCTTTTTGATTATCCTCAACTTTCTTAAGTAGTGTTCTAATATCAAGACTAATGTTTGTTGTAACAGTAGTCATTAAATCTAATGTTTCACGAATAGGTCTAAGTTTATCATCTATAACCGTAGGTACAGTTGTTTCTATAGAATCAATCTTATTTTTTAATGTGTTAATTCTTTTTTCATTTGTAGAAACACGGCCTTCAAGATTAGTAATCCTTAATTTTAAAGATTTCCTATTCTCATTCAGCCAACCCAAACAAAAGATAAATAAACCACCAAATAGACATTTAACTATGAATAAGAGATTTATTTCCATCCCTTACTCCGGTTTAATTGGATATTCTACGATTAAGGGGTAGGTTTCCTGTTCTGAAACACGACTTAGTAGAATTCGATAAGTTTTCCATTCTATTAATTTAATTTTCTCAAGTTGTGTTATAATACCTAACTCATATGCATCTGAAAGAATAGAAATTTTCATATTACACTCTTCCAATAAGCTTTCAATATTTTTATCCACCTCGGATTTCTTCGACAAAACTTCTAAATCTTTACTATAAATCCAAGATCCTGCAACATTATCCCACACATCGTATTCGTTTGTTGGTTGTACTGCTGTAGCATTTATTTCATCAAGGGATTCTCCAAGAGCTGCATATACCCTTGACTTATCGTTTTTTGAGTATAAAATAACTCCACGATAATCAGGAACAATAAACCAAACATTTAAAGCTGAATTAAAACAGAATGCCTGAAATTCACCAAGACTACCTTCCGGTTTAATAAAAGTAGCGTTTGATGGTAATAAAAATATTCCTTCTTCTAATGGAGATTGGTCTGCTTCCTCGTAACTCAATAATTCCCCACTATTTACGTTGTAATTATAAATCAACATAATTATGTACCTTAATATTTAATACAAGCCAAGAGGGAGATGTTGCGCGGTCTTGTTTCTATTCCCCCTGTTGTAGAATCTCGATTATAACCACCATAACCCGGATCATCCCCTGCTGCATAACGCATACCTGCGCCAGTAGATCCGTTGTAATTGTTGGAGTTATCAAACCCGATGTATTGTAAGTAGTGATAATGGGATTTAAATGCGTCTAATTGGCTTGTACCGAATAAACGACCAGAATCAATACCACGCGAATCATCCCAACCACGAATAAATTCTCCACGAAGGTCAGGTAATACAATATATTCACCAGAGATAGACCGAGTAATTGTTGGATTCAAAGGATCGGTACATTTATAACCAAACAAAGCTGTAGTATTTAAAGTATCACCTACATACATCGCAGTGGTTAAATTTGCATAAGTTGTCACATTAACAGCTGCCCCATTAGCTTTCAAATAACCAACTGGCGCAGAATTACGTGCAAAATAACTAATCATGCCTGCAGAAGCAGCATCTCCTGTTGCACCAGAGATAACAATTTCATCTACATAATCTGTTAGATACTCAATCCACTGTGCATAGTTGTTTAAAACGTAGTTAAATTCATCTGCGGCTGGTTTTTGTTGAAAGTCCCAACCTTTTAAAATTAAATCGTCAATAGGTCTGACCTTGTTTGCACCTGCCAAATTAGGTAATGTCACATCTGAGGATGCCCACATAACAAGTGTATTTGATGGTATAACTGCCATTCTGTTTCCTTATGTTTTACCGTTTATATCTTTATCAGATGTGTAAGCTATTCTTAAAAGAGCGCCAGAGAGTGTTGAGTTTCTATCATTAGAACTTGCAAAACCAGAACTCATTGTATCTCCTTCAAAACCAAAACTAGCTGCAGCGGGTATGGTTTCAATAACCCTACAATGAGTTATCACTGGAAACATTTCGATAATATCATCTGCAACAGTTTCAAGTTCAAAACATGGGGTTTGTGCATAAATATCTACACGGTAGTTATTACCTTTGTATAGTTCCCACCCAGAGGAGAAAATACTTGATAGGCTGTCGGAAATTTGTGGTCTTGTTCCACCTTTTCCTGCTGCTGCTTGCCTAATTAATAGAATAGTTCTAAAATCATCATCTGATTGCCCGTTGCGATAAACCCCCATTTGTGTTCCAATATCGTCTAGGACAACACCTCCAGCATTGACTAATAGTCTATAATCTGCAATTTGAATGAATGACAAATCTAGGGCTTCTAATCTATCAAGAAAGATAGTCATAAATTTAACTAGATTATCTTTTCTTAAATAATCTGGTAAATAACTAATAACTTCATCAACAAATGAATCTAATGGTTTTATAAAATTAGAATCCATATTTCTCTCTATAAATAATCAATAACTTTAAAAGAAATATCATTAGGAGATATCGTGCATATTTCAGTGGTGCTTGGTAGGACATTTGCAGGGCTAAATAAGCTATCATCGTCCGCTTTGTTTTTTATGTCTACTGTTAATCCAACAAAATTAGAAAAGGCTATTGCTTGAACAACAGCAGAAACTAATTGTATATTATAAACTGTGGTATTTATATTAAATGTTGAAGCTAGTTCTAATACACTATTTACAATGTTATTTTTTTCAGTATCTGTTAAAACGGAGCCGTTTGAAGTTAAATAATTAACACGGATGGATAATTTTCTTTCTTCAGCTTTTGTATGGTATATAATTTCAGTACCGTTATCTTCTGTCACCTTGGTATAAGAAGTTGTTCCATATGTTTTAGTCGGGCATCCAAGAACACTATATAATTTTTCACTAATGTCTGTTGTTGTTCCACCATAAACAACCACCATCAATGTATAAGGTGGTACGCCTTCAACTGTTGTAGTGTTTGTTGGATTAGGAAATAGTTTGACAGCTTGAACACCATCAACCTCATCTAATAAAGCTGTGATAATCGCGGACCGTGTTGCGACAGAACCACTAGTTGAGGTAGCGCTTGCTCGTGCTCGATATTCAGCATCTGATTCTACATCTGAACCTGCAACAAAATCAGAGATATTTGTTATAGAAACATATCCTGTTGGTTCAGGAGAAATAGAAGTAACAGCACCGGCTAATGTAGTCAAATAACCTGTTTCTAGTGCGACAACATCAAATTGAACTGTGCGTTCTCCGATAACAGGTGAGGTTTTAAAATCAACTAAAGAGTTTAAACCAACAAGATTCAAAGAAACGTCATAACCAATATACAAAACACCATTTATAGTATCTATCTGAATCAAATCTTCATTAACTGCAATTGTATTATCTACAATAAAATCTTTAATTGTCTGATAGAAGGTGTTTAAACTAGACCCACCAACTAAATTAGAAGTTAGCGTATAAGTTGTTGATACTGTTGCAGATGTGTTTGGATTTAGAATAGTCAGTGTATAAGTTGTGCCGTTTACAAGATTTGTATTAATAATCTTTTGAGCACAAATAGAACCTGCTACTTTAAACTCCGCACTGTTTTGATAAGTTCCATTTAAAACTGTTAAATCACCAATAGAAAACGTGTCTGTATAATTTGCAAGAGTATTGAGGGTCAACTGACAAGACCCTGTAGATGCTGTTTTACCATTACGGAAAATCCCTCGTTTAGATAGGATATCATCTAAATATTTAGCCTCTGCACCTGTATATGTTTGTGAGTAATACACATCTTCTGCAAGTTCTTGAATAGCAGACTCACGATCTGCAAATATTGTAATAATTTTATCAAAGACACTATTTTCTTCTACATTGATATTTTGACCAACAAATGTTTCTGTAAAAGTATCCTTTATTTCTGTTATAATTTCAGCTAAGGTTTGTCTATCAAACCCATAAGAATTTAATTCAAAAGCCATTGAAGCTCCGTTATTAATTGTTATAAATATTCTTAATTTTCAAAAAGAAAAGGAGCAACAATATAAATTGCTACTCCTTATATCTTATCATAAAATCATTAAAAAGTCAATTAGTTATCAGGAACCCAATCAGAGCTTGCACCTACTTTCATATCAAAGTTAATTAATTTATATAACTTATTAGCAAATATAATTGTATCGTTAACAATTTGGCATGTCCCAATGTTATAAGCAGGAACTGTATATTCATAACTGTCATTAAGATAATAAGCTAATGCTTCTGTTGTTCCTTCGGAAGTTTGAACTTCAAATGCACAAACATAAGAACGTGTGTTTCTGTCTACTGTTGAGGTAAAAGAAAGGATTGTTTCAACATCGGTTTCTTTTAAAATCTGTCTTTTAAATTCAGCATCAAGTGCGGATTGATTAATCCCTTTACCTATATATTGTAAATAAGGCATTCCAAAAGATTGATTATAAATCCATTCTGTTTGCCAAATATTTAATCTCATTCTTAAACGCTGAACTAGGCTATGACTATTGTCTGTTGCTAATGTCAAATCACCATCTGTAAGAATCAAATCTCCATCTGCTGATAACAATAAGTCAACATAATCTGTTGTAATTGTAGAACTTGTTGTTGCCAATTAATAACTCCTAACCTGTTGCAGGGCCAACCATACCACCTTCAGGGTTTGAATGTTTGTGAGATTTCAAACCAATACCATCTGCTTTAACATCACCAGATGTGATAGTCATAGAACCTGTAACAGAAGCTCCTGAACCACCGCTGATAGCCATTCCACCTTGTCCTGTGAGTTGTTCTTCAACTAATGTCGTCCCTGTTGTATGTTGGCTGCCATTCAGTTTAATGTCACCATTAATTTCAACATCTGCATCAATAACGACTTTATCTGATTTCAAGGTCATTTTAGTTGAACCATGTTCAAGAACAATATTCTCTGCATCAATAGCTCTAGGTGAAGCTGGTGTGAAGAATCCAGCCAAAGCACATAATGGAAACATCTGGTTAGGATCACTAAATGTAACAATTGCATCATCTGTTTTATTTGTCATAACATTGGTTGTATCAGAATCTGAGAATAGAACAGAAACTCTATCACCAACTTTAACAGGTAATGTAATTCTTTTATTTCCACCATCTGCACTCAAAACAAACAGAGGGACGTCCAAGACATCTGCAATTCTGACAACATCACCGTTTGAATTCTTATTATAAATGCTTGGTCTAACATCAACACTAGGAACAGAATAATCGACTGCAATAACTGTGGCTGGTAAGAGAGAATAAACCCCTCTCATATAATTATCAACATACAATCTTAGTGCTTCTTCAAATGTATTAACATTCGCCAATATATTTCTCCTACATTTACTTAAACACTAAATTAATGTTCCTGCGACTTCTGCTAGTTTCATTTCTGTCTTCCAATCTGCACCATCTGATTCATAACTGCCTGTATGAGAAAGTTCAACAATCTTGTAAAATCCTGTAACATATTTAGATTTAAGATAAACTGTTAATTCAGGAACAAGGGCACCGTTCAAAAGACTTTCTACTGTTAAACCAATATCTTCTTTCCGAGCATATTTAGCTTTGAGTTCTTCTTTCTTTGTTTTATCAATCTTTTTCTGGATTTCAAACTGTTGTTTAGCAGACATGACGCGTGGTGTCGGGATTCCAATAAGGCCGGTTTCAGCACTAAGTTCAATAACTTGTTGTTTAAGCCCATAACCATTCTTTGTGAAATAAGCAGCATTATCTTGAACTGTAAATGTTCTTCCGGTGGCTTGTGCCAGCATTCTCAAGTTATCACCCGCCCGACCTGAGAAGGATTTAGAGAACTTTAATGTTTCAGAATCTTCATAAGGAATAATACGACCCCTTGGTAAAGATAAATCATCAACAAGATCGTTTAGGATCGTATTTAACTTTGTTCCTGTTCTATAAGAACGAGCAGTTGTTGCAGTTGCTAAAGCAAGTTCACCGTCACCAAGAGTTAGTTTGGTTCTACGAATAATAAGTGAACCGTCCCACTCATCTTCAAAGTGACTAACACCACCCATGAACAACGTTGTCATACCTTGATCTTCATAACCAGCTTCTAACAAGCAAGCTAAGTGTTGATTAGCATTTTGATTAAGATAGTTGACAAAATCATCAGAAGCATTCGTAATGGTAATGTAGCCTTTATTGCTGTTGGCGTCATTAGATTTGTTAATCTCAAATTCGATATGGTGTTCTGTTAAAACATAAGCATTGCTTTTTGTATCATTTAGTTTTTTATTGTAGTCAGACCCCAGACTTAAGGGGAGTCCAACCACTAATCGGTATTTTCTACCAAAAGCCACATTAGACTCCTATAAAGTTTAGAATTGTTGTGGTTTATAATTATATGAATCATTTAACTATTTTATCATAAAATCACCAATTAATCAATAAACTTCAATTGTTCATGATTAATATTAATCTTCTGGTATATAAACAAACCAATGAACTTTATCTTCTCCAACGGAATCTATTGCGACTCTATTTCTTGGGGTATATAAACTAAATGTAATTAAGCTTCCTTGTGGTAGGTTTTCATTATATCCGTAAACAAGTAAAGGATCACTGTTTGCTGTTATTTTGTATTTAACTACTGGTGTATCACCAACTGCACCTATAGCACAAGTCCAAAACTCCCCACGGGTATTCCATTGCCAAGTCATTTCATATGTGATATCATCTAATACACATCTAAAGGTTTGATATGGGGAACTTGGGTCTATATTTTGTAATATATAACTAAAAGTTGCCAATTAATAACTCCTATTGGTTTTCTGAAATATTCCGAGTATCACCTTGTTCCATTGTTTCCACTACTCTATTTGGATACCAACCTTTTATAGTATCGACCATACTCTGCTTGAATACCTTATCTGATTTTTTGGTTACAGTATCTGTATCACCGGATGTCTTACTTCCTTCAGAGGTTTTATTAGCAGTTTTATTCTTTAATTCTTTGCCTTTTGCGTCTTTTTTAGCATCACCTGTATTGGTAGAAATATTGGATAAAACGGTCCGCCCTATTTCAACTTTTCTAAACTTCTCTAAAGAAATATTGAAGACAAGTTGGTCATCACCTGCTTCTCTTGCTACAGATAAATCAGTAATAACCATTCCTTCAAACAATTCTTGTTCTGTTAGAACATCGAAAGCTAATTTATCATCACGGAGTTTTTTAATTAATTCATAAGCCTGTTGAGGTTTATTGGCTTTAATAGTATTCTGATTATCGAACTTAATAAGTGAGTTCTTTTCCAACACATACATAGGAAAAGCATGACCTATCCTTGCTGTGAATTGTAGTTTGATATTCTCACTGAAAATATGGTCTGAGATATTGGACCTACTTTCAATAGCATAATTAGAAATACGGTTAGGCATTGTTATTGTATAATTATCGATAACATCCATCTGTATAACCGGATAATCAGTATTTAATGCTCGGATCTTCCTTGGGGCATTTTCAGAAAACACCCCAGAAACAAGAAACGTATAAGTTTCTATTTTAGTTGCCAATTATTACTCCTATTGGTTAACAATTAAAGAAGGTGCGCCTGTTGGGATGATAGATTGGATTTGACGTTGCATCCCTTCTTCAATACGGAACTTAATAAACTTAGAAAGTTCAGATTCTTCCACACGAACATCTACACGTAACGGTGGTGCATTCAGGATAGTCTCTTGTAACTGTCTGGTTGTATCAGCATTTGCTTGCATCATCTGAGCATATGGGTTAGTATTAGGTAGATTACCTTGTGCCCCCATTTGTTGTAATCCAGATTTAGTATAATAACCTTGCGTAGCAGATGAATTCATTGTAGTCATCTTTTGCTGCCAATCTGCTTTTTGTTCTGCTGAAAAATCATTGTATTTAGATTGAGCTAAGTTTAGAACAGCGGCAGCGGAAGCTATAGCAGCAACAACCGCTGCCACAGGAGCTAATGCAGCCATTAAAAGCCCAGATTGAGAGATTAATAAAGATATCCACCCACCAGTTGAAGCTGTTGCAACAGCGGCTGTAGCAGTAACCTGAGCAGCGGCAACAGCTTCAGTGGCAGCACCAACACCTAGGATTTTACCTGCAAGGGATACCAGACCATTTAATAATGGCGCACTAATAAACCACTTCATTAACCCTGTAATCGTGTTTAATGCTAAAATAATAGACGCATAGTAAGAAGCTTTGCCTAACATCTCCATATCCGCACCTTTCATACCAAACTCTTCTTCTAGCATGATACGTATTAGAGTCAGGTGGTCCCAGAGCCATTCAACAGATTCTCTTGCACCTTCAAGAAATCCCTTCAAGAATCCACCTAAACCAGAATCACCTTGAGATAAAACCCAAAATATTCTATCAAGAGTTGTGTATAAATCTTTTAACCCTTCACTCAACCCACCACGATAAACGTTAGCTAACATATTATCAAAAGATGTTTTCATTCGGCTTTCTATGACTGATAAACCTTTAAGTGCATCTTTTAATGCTTCGCCATTTCTGGCTAGTTCAGCCATCTCTTTAGCTAAAAGAGGTAGTATTTCCTTAGCTATAAGTTTACCGTCTTTCATCATAGCTTTCATTTCATCGGTGCCAACATCTCTGCCAGCCCATTTTGAAACAGCTTTCTGCATGGCTTCTGCACCACCGGCAAGCTGCTCTGCAAACTGTTGCTGATAATCTTCAGCATATATTTGCTTCTTCGTAATGTTCAAGGAGTTTCGTTAAGACTCCCCCGCTTTATTCAAGCTGCTGCAATTTTCATTGCAGACCAGATCATATCATCAACCTGATTATTAGGTTGTCTGGCACTTCGAATCACTTGATTCTACTTCCTCTCGGAATGATCGTTGAACTTTAAACCTAGAAAAATAAATCACTAATGCATTTGTAAATTTTTTTATTTCTTATACGACCAACTTCTTTATTGGAAATGTTGTTTAAGGTGTTTGATATTTCTGTGTTGGAAAAGCCTTGTATTATTAACATACAAACTTTTTCAATCGTATTGATACTTTTTCTCTGTTTTCGGGCGATATTAAAATTATAACGAGAACTTACTTCTCTCCATATATCACCGAGTTTAATATGAGAAATAACATCTTTATGGACATTAAGTCTTTCAGATATATCTTTGTTCCTGACTCCAGCTTGGAGCATTTCACAGATTGTTACTACAGTAGACTCTTTCAGAACAGCATTACCGTGATCCTCACCGATAGGGTATAGGTTATTAAGGTAAGCGTGGGCTTTATTTTCTTTAGATGTTACCCATTCTAAATTACTAACATTGTTGTTCTGTTTATTTGTGTCGATGTGGTTAACTTCAGGTTTGTTTTCTGGATTAGGTATAAATGCCTCTGCTACCAATCTGTGCACCTTTTTAGTTCTATTTCTGTCAGAATCATCTTGAATATTTATAGTTACATAACCAGAAATATCGACACGTGTTTTTAAAAATTTATTAGATTTATAAGAATAGATATTACCATCTTCGTCTACAGTGTAACTGGAGAAGTTTTTAATTGTATGCATTGTTTTATTTTCCTTACTTTATTCAGGTATAGGTCTCTTAGCTGCGGATTGTCTATTGATATCTTAACAACTTTTTACTATACCTCAAGTGATTAATTTGAGCCACTTGCTATGTTACCATGCAAGTTTAGTATTGTCAAGCTTTAAGAGTTTCCCGCAATTCACCAAATTTTCGATATGTGTTACCACATAAAGGAGCTATATTAACTCAGCATTTGAGAGAGAGAATTGACCACTTTCTCATATTTGAAAGGTGTTAACTGAACAGCAGTTGATAGTTCTGATAAACCTGTAAATAATTTGTTTACACCCTCCACACCAAGGTCAGCTTGTCCCGCCATTGCTATCTGAGTATAACCTTGGGAAGCTTGCTCACGACCAAGACCTAAACGGTATGTTTCAGAACGTAAATAATCTAACTGACTTGCAGCTTTTTCTTTACTTCCGGTTGCAACCAACATTTGAGCTTTTTGAGCTTCGTATTGTTTACCAATATTAGCAATACCCATTACACCAGCAAAAGCTGTATAACTTGCAGTAGCTTGAACAAAAGCCCCACGCATATCATGAATAGATTGATTAAAACTTCTTTGAGCACGTTGAGCACGAAATAAGTCATTTCTTAATGTCCTAAGTTTCATGCTGTATTCAGAGGGGTTGATTTGTTTATCTCGGAGTTGATTATACAAAGCTGTTGCTTTTCTTTGTCCGCCACGCCCAAATGTATCACCAAACCAACCTTGTGTAGCTCTTGCTCTTTCATCAAAATTTTTATTTCTTTTATTCAAAGTATTTTGATCATTAGCTGCTTTTTTATTGTTTTTTAATTCTTCATTTTGAATCTTTGATAGTGCATTTGCTGCACGCTTTCTATCTTCAATAATAGCTTGTGTATGAGCACGCTCGGTTTCTCTTTGTCGTCTTAAAGAAGCAGCATCTTGTTTTGCCTCGCCTCTTAACATATCAGCAAACAGTGTTCCCGAGGCTTTACCAGCACCTGATTTAGCAGTCAATCCTCGAACAGATTGTGCTCGTCGTTGATTGGCAATCTTCTGTTCAGCTAAAGCTTGTTTATTCTTTGCTTTATAAATAGCTTCTGCCGTTTTTAATTGTGATTTTTCTGTTTTATCCAATTGTTTTTGAACAACTAAATAATCAGATTTCATTTTCTTCATTGCTTGCATTGGCTTCTGGGCTGCTGCAAGCGGTTTGGCAAGACCTTTCATCTCGTCTTTAACTTTCTTTATGTCTTTTAAGACACGAGCAAGAGAAGCTTTATCTGTAGAAAAATTAACTATGTTAGTTAGTTTCCCTATAACCTTACCTTCAGCCATTGTGGTTATCCTCCAATGTAGCTCCTTGATAATTTATATAAACGGTTAATCTGTGTTTAAATGTTTAGTTAATTTATTAATAAAATAAAAGGGCAGGGCCAATTAAAGCCTCTGCCCTGTTAAAAGATTATAGTTCTTATTTTATTTATTATTTTCTTGGTTGCATTAAGGCAACTTGAACTTTGTTCAACCGCAAGTTCTGCGGCAAATTATTTCTTAGATTGATTTTCTAAATCTTCATATTGTTTAGCTTCAATATATGATTGAATATCAAGATACTCTATTCCTTTCATCATGGTTAATAAATCCATATGTTCCATAGAATAGTAATTCTCACCTTGATATCCTTTCTGGTATCTGAAATATATATAATCAAACCAACTTAAACCAGAAGTCTTCTCAACATAATCTAATGCTCTTTTAACAGCAGGAGACATCTTATCTTTAGAAGAATCATGTGTTAAGATTTCAAAATCTTCATTTATTTGAGTTTTGCTACTTCTACTAGAGGCATCAGATTGTTTGTTAAGTTTTTCAGGCTCAACGAACCGTTTCTCTGGGTAAAAGGGACGATGACGTTGATACGCAATACCTCCGCAACCAAATCAAATACGCCAAATGGATCAGATTCAAACACAGTATCAAACTTATTCATAACTGGTTCAGTGCCACAATAGACAGTTTCTAAAACCAACTTGTATAAATCCATAATGTCGTCTTCTTCTAAAATAGTAAAAAGATAAGACAGTGCAGTTGGAATAGCATCTACAATATTAATATCACCAGTTTCATCATCTTTGACGCCTGTCATCAGCATAGACAACGGAGTAATAAAGTAACGACCGATACGGGGAATGTTTTGATGGACCTTTGTAGGACTCCAGTGAACAATTGTAAACTCTTTATCTGCTACAACAAAATCTGTAGTTTTCTTTGTTCCAAACAATGCAACTTTATCGACTTGTTTAGCTTGAGCTTTCTGTTGTTCTTGTTGCTGTTCCATCATAAACTTGTGATATTCTTCAAGTTGTTGGTCTTGTGGAAGATGAGAAACAGAAGCTAAGAACTCTGCTGTAGTTGTTGGTTTGGGTAAATCAGGATTAATTTGTTGTTGTGGTTTTTTCTTGATTGTCATAAATAGTCGCTCCTGCGATTTTATAAGGTTAAAGTTATTGACTCTTTTATTAATACTTGGTAAGATAGAAGTTCTATAAATTTTAATAAAGGAGTTAACAAATGGGTGGAAAGAAACTTATTTATGGTATTGGTATTAATGATGTGGAACCAGTAACTGAATATATTTTTGAAAATGGTAAATATAAATTAGTATGGATTTGCTCTTTCTACCAAAGGTGGAGTAATATGTTACAGCGATGTTATTCTGAGAAATTCCATAAAAATCATCCGACATATAAAGATTGCACTGTATGTAATGAATGGCATTTATTTTCTAATTTTAAGAAATGGATGGAAATCCAAGATTGGGAAGATAAACAATTAGATAAAGATCTATTGGCTTATAGTAATAGAGTATACTCTCCTGATACTTGTGTGTTTGTACCTAAAGAATTAAATAAATTCTTAACAAAAAGAGAGAAAAATAGGGGTTTATACCCTCTTGGTGTTTGTTACCAAATAAAACCACAAAAGTCAATAGTAGAACTCACCAAACCATTTTTATCTAAGATTTCTATAAACAGTAATGACACATACTTAGGGCATTTTAATACATCAGAAGAAGCGCACAGAGCTTGGCAATTGGCTAAAATAGAAAGAGCTGAAGTTTTAAAGAAAGAACAAACAGATATAAGAATTATAACAGGTTTACAAAGAATTATCAATAAGATTCAAAACGATTATGATAATAATTTAGAAACTATTGATTTCTAGTAAGGTCGGGAGCATCCTTGCTCCCTATTTTACGACAAACTTTTAATTAAAATGAAACACCAGAGATTTCTGAGATTGCATCAGTAACAGAGCCAAGTAAACTTGTAGCTCCATCAAAAGTCCAAAAACCGTTGAGGATACCAAAAACCCAAGCAAGGTCTGGAACTTCTGCACCATAAGATACCTCGGGGATCGACTGCAACCAACCTATACCCGTAAAATATGGTGCACCTGAACTACCTTCAATGATAATAGGTAATGTAACAATACCAGTAGTGTCAGCTTGACGCGCAAATAATGACAGGTACTGGTTTGTTTCAGAGGGCCCCATTAGATTAATGGTCATAGAGGCAGTTCGGTCACGTGATAGTGCCAAGGATACGTCGCCATCTACCCCAACTTTAGGGAGGACGATATCATTGTTTCTTGACAGTGTGATTTTAGTATCGGGAGAAAACCCTACTACTTTGTGTGTCCCCAAATAGCATATCGGGGCTTGCAGTTTCCTACAAGACTAGACTATATCTTCATCTTATAACCTTTATAAGATGCTCCACATTTCGCTTTTAAGCTACTCTACTCATTTATTCACAACAAATAAGGTTGTTGTTATATTTTCGATAGTCGTTAGGCATTTAAAGAACTATAATGGTACTGTTAATAATTCTTATTTAGCACGGGATTACCACTGTCTTAATCTTAAGATTTAGGATTTCTTACCAGCTTATTCTATATATTCAGCTTTGCCCGTTTAGTGGAGTAACAATTATATATCACTATATAAAGAGCCCTATTTTAAGGAGTTAAGCTTCACCTTTGAACTGTCGTATGCGATACTATTTAATAGTGTACTTGCCACTAGAATTTCTCCTAAAAGATTTTTAATAAAAGGCCACACAAGGTAACCTATTGTAATTGTTTAGTTACGCTGCTCTTGACAGCAATACGCTGACTACAACAGAAACGTAGTGAAGAGGACAGTTATAGATGACTTCAACGGATACGTCATTGAGAACGCGATTAGCCAAGTCATTAGTTGGGACCTCGCCACGAGTAGGAACTGTCACGATAGGTTCAAAGTTCTCACCAGTTGAAGGATCAATACCATCCAGAATAGAGCCATTCCGCAAACCAACATTAATTGGACTATTGAAAATAGCATTCTTAATACGAGGTAAGTCGTTGTTACTGAAGGTCATTGATTTACCAGCATTAGAAGCACGATACATCAGTGCAAAGACTGATTCAGTAATTCGAGCATCCATCCATGCAGCAAACTTCATAGTGTCACAGAACTGACGTGAGGCCATGAAACCATTAAACAAGCAACCATTACCACGATAAGTAATTGCATAATTACCATTATGGAATTCAATTGCTTCACGATCTGTAGTTGTTAGATTAGAAACAGTCAAACCACTTAATGTTTTTAGGTGTAAAGAATCTGCACCGTATTCATCAAAGTTAATACCTGCTGTTGCACCAATGATTGCACCTTCTGGGAATACCAAATCAGCCTGTTCGTGATACATACCAAACACCCAGTCATAAGCTGCTGCTTTCATCAGAGCAAAGATGTTTGTAGTATTAGCTTTCAATTTAACATTAGCGTCTTGAGTAGCATAAACAAAGATTTTCTTGTCGGCGCTAACAGAAGCTGCTAGGGTCTGCTGTTTAGCAGGATCATGATCTTGAGCAGCAACCCAGAAGAAATCTGTATCTTCGTCTTTACATGCTTCATAAGTATCAGTTGGTGTTTCAGTAGAGGTTGCAGACAGAACACACAAACCTGCTTGAACACCTACAGACAATGGAGTTGTAGTTAATGTTGGAGCAATGGTTAATTTACCAGTAACAGCAGTTGCTGTAACAAGAGCACCAAAGGTAACGTCTGCTTCAATCAATGCAGCAAAAGCAGCAGCAATATCGGTTGCAGTATCATTAACATCATAAGTATTAGTAAATGATTTAGTTGTAACACCGGTTGCTAATGTAACTGTTTGGTCACCAGTTTGTGTAAAACCAGCAAAATCAACGGTATAAGAGGTTAATGGAGCACGACCAATCTTAATTAAAGAAGGTGGGAACTTACCACCAAACGCCAATGTTGCAAAACGATAAGGTGCAGAACCAACTGCGAAACCAGCATCAGTTAAACCATCTAAAGATGAATAACTTTGGATTCGAGTAGATGAATAGACATTATGTGGAACAATAAATAAAGGTGTTTCGAAGCTCTCCACTAAAACTGGAGATGTTGCTAAATTTACAACAACGGAAACGGGATCTGGAATAAAGGCCAAAGGGCTTCTCCTATGAGAATAGATATTTATATAAAAGAAAGATTAGTTTGGAGGGATAACAGTTACTGAAGGGTCAACTGTAATTGGATTAGTGTTTGTATAACTTGTTTGATATGCTGAGGCAGTAATATTGACAGTTTCAATAGTTCCAGAAGAAGCTGCTTCGACTTCAACAATAGATATGTTAAAATCAAAAGTGCATGATGCTCGTTCTTCAAATGTCACACTATCAATCGGTGCATCAAATCTTAGGATCTGTGTTGAGTTTAGATAACCAAAATCTGCATCTGGAAAATATGTGTCATACATGTTAGAATTAGATTGAATTCGTTGCTTCAAGGTCATCAAAGGAACGTAGGCGTTGTCTCTGTAACAAACAGCGGTTATTCTAACGTCATAATTCATAACAGAAGAATAGAAACCGTCTTGGTCATACATCTCATTAGCTGGTGTTCCATTTTCAAGAATACTCAAGACATTCAAAGTAATATATTGACCAGCGGGTCTTGTAAACTCCCGACCATAAAGATAAACTGGTAATCCAGTTGCTGCTATAATAAAACTTGCAAAACTGTTTAAAAGGGCATCTGTTTGTTGCTTTAAAGTTGCCAAACAAATCTCCTTATATTACGTTTGGATATTTAACAACAGTCACTTCATATTGACTTCCATTAGATGTCATAGAATGTTTTTTAGATTTAACAACAGTAAACCAATTAAGTCCATAGATACCATCTAATTGAACTTGGTCGGCTAATTCAGTTGTTGTTTCTTCAGAAGATTTCATCAGTGTAGAGGTATAAATTGTATATGCTTCATATTCTCTAATACCATCTGCTAACAGTAGTTGATTGTTATTGCTAATTGGTTGTACAGAAGAATTCTCAATATTGAAACTAACGTAACTGTAAACACCGGCATTTGAGAATGGGCTGTTAACGTCTTTAACAAATATTTTTCTTCGGCCTGTTAAAGCAGCAGTATCTAATAGTTGAAAGTTATTTAAAAGTGTAAAAGCCATAGATTAATCTTCTCCACTTTCTGCTTCTTTAGGGCCAACCCAAACCTTGATTGATTTCTTTAATAAACCAGTTTCAACCAAAGCATCATCACGCCCTTTACGCCTGATTGTTGAAAGAGCATTATTTGGATTAGTAAACAGTTTAATTTCCATAATTTCTTTCATTAAACGTTTTTCTGCATTACCTAAAGATTTAAGAGCTACTTCTGGAGATATTCCTTTATATAAGATATTCTTAATTGCCAAAG